TGAGGAGAGCTCATTTAAGTTTGGAGGCAGCATCACCAGCGACTACTTCTACGCAATCAGTATCGACAGGGATAGGTACAGAGAGTCTATACTCCCAGGAACCTTTAACCTGACCCTTACCAACGGAGCAAACACCCTTAAGCTTACTGACAATAGTGCAGCCACTACTACCATTCAATTTAATGATGCAGGAAGGGTATTTCAAGTAGTGAGCGGATCAAACGGAACTCCCGCTACAGTAGTAAACTCAACAGGTTTTACGCTAGCATCAGGATCTTATGGATTCTTCCTACCGGATATCGGTACGATACTCTTGAGCGGTTTAGCACTAAGCGGATCAGCAGCTCAGGGAGGAATCGGACTCACCATCGATAGAGGAACCTCAGCCCCAGCCGTCACCGCAACCAACGCAGCCAAGCTCTACGACACCATCAAGACAGGGGCAGCATTCCAGCTTAACTACCAGGAGACAGTATCCTCTCAGTTTGTATTTACAAGGGTAAGAAACAGTGAGTTTAACTACTCAACTAACCCCTCGTACATCACCGGGTCAGGAGATCTAAGGATCAGTAATATGGTAAATGCACCTCAGAGCTACATCACTTCAGTTGGAATGTACAACGACAACAACGAGCTGCTAGCGGTTGCAAAGCTATCAAGACCCCTACTAAAGGACTTCACCAAAGAAGCATTAATTAGAATCAAGCTTGATTTCTAAATGAATGAGTGCATTTATACGACTAAACAAGCAGGATGCATTCGTAGTACCTTATACTGCGCATAAATCATTTTCTTTACCATACTTCGGCGACAGCGGGAGTGCGGGTGTAGAGTTCTATGTTGGAACCAGAGATAGAACATCCCTATTCTCCTCAGCATCCTTAAAGACCCAAAACCAGTACTCTAGCTTAGTATTTGATTCTATAAACCACCTGTACTACTCGAATTTTAGCTCTTCAGTAGAGAGCGGGAGTTATGAAAATTACAACCAGTCTACTTTATTTTACTCCCGTAGCCTGACTCTCATCGACAGCACGGACATCTTTGTAGTTGATATTCGAAGGGATAGATTCGGGGAAGCAATCAAGCCTTCAAGCTTCACTTTTAGAACAGGTTCGATAACTATTGCCGACGACGGAGAAGGGAATTTACAAATTGTCACCGACACCACGATAACAGTCCCGGTACTAACCTTCTATTCTGAATCAGCAGAGTTTGTAAGTTTTGACGGCTCCGCTCAAATCACCTTAGATCCAACTACCCCTCCTGCACAGTATATATTCGCCTCAGCATCATGGCAAGGATCAGCGATCAAAAGCCCTTTCTACCTAGTAAGCTCTACCCAGATACAGGAGATTGATAACCAAGGAATTACCTATAATGAAACTACAGGAGTAATGAAAACTGATAGCTTAGTTTATGAGTTCGCAGATCCATCAACTGACCCAGGACCAGTAGAGATACTTTTTGTTTCAAGCTCTACTGTAAGTTATAATATAGGGGGAGGTACTAACGTAGGTAATATCTTCTACCCACACGGAGTAGCTATACTTAACAAAACCGATCAACTAGTATCCTTGTTAAAAGACTCCGTCGGCTACGGCACTAACATAGACTGGCAAGCATCTCACACTATCTTCCAGCATCAGTACCGGTGCCGGGTGAATGAAAGCAGCCTTAACTACTCCCAGAACCCATCCATTAAATCAGGCAGCAACGGAGATACTTACAACTTCGCTACCGGGAGCTACTTCCAGCCCTACATCACAACGGTAGGGCTTTACAACGACTCAAACGAACTTATAGCAGTAGCTAAGTTAGGTCAACCGATACCTAAATCCAGGTACACGGATATGACTTTTGTTATTACATTAGATATTTAATATCATGACAGAACCTACCTGGACTTACAAGGGTAGGATGATCACTGAAATTTCCGATATGCCGGAAGGCACTTACGGATTTGTCTACCAGATCACCCACACCCCCACCAACAAAAAATATATCGGCAAGAAAGTCATGTACTTTACCCGGAAGGTTAAGCTCACCAAAAAGGAGATTTCCGAACAGACTGGTCCCGGCCGCAAGCCTATCACCAAGTTAGTCACCAAAGAAAGTGACTGGACTAGTTACTACGGATCAAACAAAGAGTTCTTAACTTTAACCAGAACCTTCCCTAAAGAGGAATTCCAGAAAGAGATTTTAGAACTCGCTACCGGTAAAAAGATGCTTACCTATTATGAGTGTAAATATTTATTTAAACACGGAGCCATTGAGAATAACGAGTTATACTACAACGATAACATCTTAGGTAAATTCTACAGGAAAGATTTTATATGAAACTAATACAAGCACTTCTCACTGAGAGTACTTACTCTAAAATCAAAGATGCTTTTAGAGCAGCTAAAGCTACCTTTGTAGGAGCAGGATCTGAAGGGGTTGTTTATAGTGCACCCAATCCTGTGCCGGAGTTCGGTTACCAACCAAAAGAAGGGTATCTAGTAAAAATCACCCAGGATGACATCGAAATGGAGGCTATGGTAAAAGCCCAGGGTAAAAAATTTCAATACCTAGCAAATATCGGTAAGGCAGTAAAGATGGAAAAAGGAGGCTGGTATCAAATTGAAAACCTACAACCGGTCTCTCAGGAATACTCTCAGGAAATTAAGGATAACGTTCGTATATTAGATCAGTTCTTTATAGAAGGAGATAAGAGTCTACTTTCAAACTTATCCCCGTACCTTCAGGAGGTCTTTATCGGTGCAAGGGAGGAGCTGGTTGAAACCGATATCGATCCTAAAGAAGTTGATATGTACGGAGATGATAACAACGTAATGGCAACCGCCGACGGTAAAATAAAGCTTATCGACTATTAAGTTGGTTACAAGCGGTTTCGTTCTTATATTAAGGTTATAACTATGTAATGCCTCCGCATGGAGAATCCTATACTACTAAGCGCAATCGAGAACGTACTGGGGAAATCTAATAAGAGAGCTCGAGATAACTATGCATTTAGTTGTCCGTTCTGCAACCATCGTAAACCCAAGCTTGAGATTAAGCTAAGTACTAACGAGAAGGGAGAAAATCCGTGGGAGTGCTGGGTTTGCAGTGCTAGGGGCAGGACTGTCAAGTCTCTGCTAAGGCAGATGAAGCTAGGTAAGGATGAGGCTAACCAGGTTCTAAGGCTTGTTAGGAAGGGAGAGACAGCTGACTACGAGGTTACTTTTGTAGAGCTTCCTAAAGAGTTTCAGGCATTGACTACCGCCACCCGGACTTCCATCATCGCTAACAAGATCAGAAACTACCTCTACAAGAGAGGTCTTACCGAGAACGACTTTTTAAAATATAACATCGGCTACTGCACCACCGGAGATTATGCTGGAAGGATTATCGTACCTTCGTACGATGAAAATAATCAGCTAAACTTTTTTGTTGGCAGGACCTTTGAAAATAATTATTTTAAGTACAAGAATCCTCCCGCATCCAAGGATGTGATAGGGTTTGAGAATTTAATTAACTGGGACCAGCCCATCATCTTAGTAGAAGGAGTCTTCGATGCTATGGCTGCTAAACGCAACGCCGTCCCGATCCTAGGTAAGTCCTTATCTAAGAGTTTAATGTTAAAATTAGTGTTAAACAAGGTTCAAGACATTTACATAGCACTGGATAAAGATGCTCTGAAAAGCGCGCTAAGCTACTCTGAGCAATTCCTAGCTATGGGAAAAAGAGTGTTCCTTGTTGACATGATCGATAAAGACCCTTCACAAATGGGTTTCACTACTTTTACCCACCATATTCAACAATCCCAGGAGCTGACCTTCAGTGACCTCCTCCGACACAAATTAGCTTTCGTATGATTTATCCAGGTTCCAATTTTCTTTTAGAGCATAAGCAAAAACGCATTAAGTTCGACGGAGAGCTAAAGCAGATCACTCTGCCGGACCACCGGGTCTACAAAAGAGCCGAAGGCGTTTACTACCCCTCCGTTACTACGATCCTGCAGTACATGCCTAAGAATAAGTTTTTTGAGCAGTGGATTAAGGACGTAGGTCATAACGCCGATCTCATCATGAGAAGGGCCGGGGAAGAGGGGACGTCAGTCCACAACGCAGCCGAGGAACTGATCAAAGGCGGGGAAGTCCAGTGGATGGATGACTACGGCAAGGCTAATTACTCGCTACTAGTATGGCAGATGATCAATAAGTTCGTTGATGCTTGGAAGACCATGGCCCCTGAAGTCATCGCTACCGAAGAATTTACCTTCTCAGACATTCATAAGTACGCCGGTACTGCTGATATCATTGCTAAGATCGGTGATGAGGTTTGGCTGTTAGATATCAAGACCTCTAACTCTTTGCACAAGTCTCACGAGCTGCAGCTATCGGCTTATGCCAAGGCCTGGGAAGAGATGTACGACCAGAAGATCGACCGGACAGGTATTATCTGGCTAAAATCTACTAAGAGAACTGCCTCTAGCAAGGACGGAGCATTCCAGGGCAAGGGATGGGAGCTTAAAGTAGTTGATAAGATTGATGAGAACTTTGAACTGTTCCAACTCATCTATAAACTCTACCTTTTAGAGCATCCCGCCGACGAACCATCCTTTCAGACATATCCTCTATCGGTAAAGTTGTAAGCTATTTATAAAGAGCCTATCTTTAGGTAGTTAAATAGTATAAAAAATGGGAGGAAACGTATTTGGTACCACAGATAAGATTAACAGGGAGGATATAAAACCTACCCTGCTTAGCTTTTTAAAAGAATTCAAGAGGTTATTCCCCGCCGCCGAACCGCACTTCAGGCAGATGCAGACCCTAGGTTCTGCCGGTAAGAAGGAGGTATCTGGAGATATCGACTTAGCGATCTCAGACCAAAGCTTTAATAAGATCCAGGACTGGGGGTTAGATCAGAAGCACGTCCAGGAGCTCTTTGAACTCTTTAAAAAGAGATCTAGAACATCCTCCGAAGACCAGCTTATGAAAAGAGCGGTGATCGTAGCTATTGCCGAAAAAATTCAAGAGTCTGATACCAACCTTGCTGTTGATGTAAAAGGATCTTCCGCCGGAGCATTGTTCCTCCAAGCCCCTCAGTTCAACGAGGCAGGAAAGCAGTTAGAGAAAAACGTTCAGATTGATATAAACGTAGGAGATATAGACTGGCTTAAGTTCGCTTACTATTCTAGCGTTTACTCCGGTAACGTTAAGGGTTTGCACAGGACCCAGCTCCTGGTAGCCCTATTTGCCAACAAAGGATATATCTTCTCCCATAACTACGGAGTTAAGAACAGAGATACCCAGGAAGTAGAAGCTAAAACTCCTGCCCAGGCCATCGAGCTACTGAACAAACTCTACGGCGCTGATTTTAGCAATGAGATATTAGAGAACTATTTTAGTATCATTGAATCCCTTAAGAAGAACTTAAGCGAGCAGACCCTGAATAGAGTATATGACATCTATCTTAAGATACTAGACAGTACCCGGACCGACATCCCGGAGGATCTGCAGGATTACTGGATCGCCAGCCAGGAGAGGTTACAGCTAAAGGGTAAATTCTTACCCGAGGATTCAAATCTTATAAAGTACCAGGTAAAATGAGCGGTGTAGCAGGAGGAAACAGGATCAAGAGACAGAACGTCCAGGATACGTTTAACGATTTTACTGAGAAGGTACTTAGTAAGATCCCCGGCTATAAAGTCTCCAGTCTTTCCGGGAGCGTGAAAGCAGGTTCAAAGCCTGATTTCGGGGACCTAGATATTATCGCTACCTTTGAGTATGATGATAAGAAAGTAGCCAAGCAGGCCATCATCGACACGGTATCAAAGATGCCCGACTCCTTGATTATGCCTTTTCAAAGCGAGAGGTATGCCGGCAAAAGATTCTACAATTCAGGAGAAATTATCTCAGTCCTATATCCTATCAAAGGAGCACCCGGTGAATCAATTCAGGTAGATATCATGGTATCGCTATCGGAAGTAGAGCATCAGTTTAAGAACTCATTCCTAGATCTACCTGCTGAAGTGCAGGGTTTAATTCTAGGGCTAGTTAAGACTGCGATGCT